AAACCATGAAGATGAACATCGTCGGCTTTGAAATCATCGCCGGAACCGCAAAAGCCACGGGCAAGCCCTACGACATGTCCAAGGTGCATACCCTCATCCCCCTTGCCCAATCGGACAAGGCATCGGGCGCCGTGGGCACGTCCTACGACTGCCCTGCGCACGTGTTGGACAAGCTCCGGGGCTGCACCCTGCCCGTCCTTTGTGAAGTTAACATGATGGACGTGCAGCAGTTCGGTAAGCGTGTGCAGCAAATCAGCTCCATCGTGCCTGCCTCTGAGCCCGTGCGCAAAGCAGCTTGATCGGGGGGAAGACTGGTGTCCTATTACGTCCTCTGCACCGTTGAGGCGGTGCCTTGTCCCGATGTCAGCCAGATCGTGGGATCCATCGACTATCAGGCCTTGGGTATCACGGGCGCCAGTCTTTCAACTGCTGTCGCTTTGGGTGCCGGCATGATTTTTACGTTTGCCATGATTCCTTTTGTAGCGCGTACGATTATAAAATTAATTGATCAAATTTAAGAAAAAAATGGACGATTCGATAACTTGCCCTGAGTGTAATTGGTCCGGCACCGTCGAAGATCTGGATTTTGATTCAGACTCAGGCAGCGATTGCTGCCCGGAGTGCGGTTTTCCTATCGACGATTAAAATTTCAGCGAAAAATCGAGGGATTTTTTCGGTGCAATTTTGCACTGTTTTTTGAGGAGTTTTCATGAAAAAAGTTAATTTTGACCGTGTCAAATCATTGGGTCTGCGCGCCACTGCCGGCACCGTGGCCCTGACCGCCGCCGGTGCCGCCTGCGCGGCGGATGACATCAGCGCGCTTTTTGACGCCGTCGACCTGTCCAGCATCTCAACCAAGGTCATGGCCGTAGCCGTGACTATCGTCGGCATCGCCCTGGTCATCAAAGGCCCGGCAATCGTCAAGCGCCTCATCGCCAAAATTTAAGCCTGCCATGCTGCCTGCTGCTCTCGTCGCGCTGATTTACGCGATTTTTGTCCTGATTGGCGCGATGGGGGCATTTTTGTTTTTTCTGATGATTAAATAAAATGAATAATATCATCAAGTTTTTAATTGCTGCATGTTTTTTGTTGCGCGCTTCTTTTTCTTTCTCTCTTGACTTGGAACCCAATTATTTTGCCGCTGGCTTTTCTTGCGCTCCTTTATATCAGCTGTGCTCTAATATTACATCTAAGCATTCAAATCCTGCCAATTGTTCTATTGGTTATACCTGTGATTATTCTCCGGGTTCTTGCTCTGTTGGCAAGGGTGGTATTACCGGCACTAAAGTCACTACAAAAATTAGTAATCCGACTGATGTCACTACCACCAATCTTTCTTTCGATGTAGAATATTGTGGTTCTTATTGTCCTGCTAATTCCGCCAAAAATGATCAGGGCACTTGTACTTGCAAAGCTGGTTATCATGAGGATAACGGTCAGTGTAAGCAAAACATGTGTCCTGATGGTGTTACGCCTGACACGGGCAATTGTCCTTTGCAATGTCCCGATGGCTCAGCGCCTGTAAATGGCACTTGTAATAAGTGTCCTGATGGTTCCCCGCAGCTTGCTGACGGATCTTGCAAGAAAAAGTGTGAAGCTGGCAAAAATGTATCATTTTCTGTGCCTATTGGGCATGCTACTGTTGCAGAAGGTGGAACTAGTGTTACCGGTCAGGATTATGATGGTAATATGGTTCCTCTTAATTATTGTTCTGGTTCATGCTCGTACAACATTAATTCTGCCGCATTAACTCAGTTTCTTCTTTCCAATCCTAACGATCCGATTACTTTGACTTGGAATCCTTCTGCTGGAGCTGGCAGTCGTGTTGTCGTCAATATTTCCCTTGTTTATATTTCAGATGGAGAATCTTGTAATGGTGATTCCAATTATGATCCGCCGGCTCCGTCTCCATCTGACCCTCCTAAAGATCCTCCAAAAGATCCTCCTAAGGAACCTGAAAACCCTAATAATCCCGGCGGTGGCGGTCCTGACGGTCCCGGTTCAGGCACAGGGGGTGGCACAGGTGGTGGTACACCCGGCTCAGGTACTGGGGGTGGTACCGAGGGCCAACCCGGCCAGCCGGGGCAACCAGGTCAGCCGGGGCAGCCAGGTCAACCAGGGCAGCCGGGTGAGCCGGGCCAACCGGGTCAGCCAGGTCAACCGGGGCAGCCTGGTGATGGCAATGGAAACGGTTCGAATCAGGATGGCCAGCAGCTCGATTGCAAGGTTCTCAACACCTGTCAGGACCTCAACCCCGGTCCCGGTCTACCAGGTGCGCCCAAGCTCTACGAACCGAAGTATCCCGATGGTATTTCAGGGGTCTGGAATCAGGCGTTAGGTAGGCTGCATCAAACACCTATTTATATGCTTGCGAGCACTATTTTACCGAAAGATATTAATAGTGGTCAGGCTCCATGCTGGACGTTGGATTTTAATTTTGGTGGTTTGCTTGATTTTAAAGAACATCAACTTTGTCCCGATTCATCTATTTGGTCTATTTTGAAGTCAATTGTTATTGTTTCAGCGCTTTTGCTTGCTTATAAGCTTGTGTTTGGGGGTGTATGATGTTGGATTGGCTTAAGCAACGCCTGGTCGATATTATCCAGTGGTTTTCTTATATCTTTGTTTCCATCTTTAAATCCCTTTGGGATATGACTAAAGATGTTTTTTGTTATGTATTTGAGCAACTTTTGGATTTGGTCATTTCTACCATTAATTCTATTGATGTTTCAGGTCTTTTTAATTATGCTTTAAGTTGGACCGGTCTTCCTGCTGAAATTCTTAATGTGATGGGTTTGCTTGGTTTTGGCACTGCTGCTGCCATTATTACTTCTGCGGTTCTGATTCGATTTACTTTGCAAGCCATTCCTCTTGTTCGATGGGGCTCTTAAATGATCATCGGAATAGAAGGGATTCCGGGATCGGGCAAAAGTTATGAGGCAGTGGCCTATCACATCTTGCCGGCGCTCAAGGCGGGTCGGAAGGTCATCACCAATTTGCCGCTTGACGTTGACGCTTTCGCGGCAATCGATCCGGAGTATCCGGACCTCATCGAGATAAAAAACAGGCCGTCTCCCATTCTCGGACGTTGGGACGCGAGCAACATTGCCAGCGTGCCAGCCTTCCAGCCGTTCGACGATGGTCACACGGAGCCGGTTGCCGAGAGTGTGTTCACGTTCGGCACGGTCTGGGACTATTATGACGACTGGCACGCCCAGGACGGTCGTGGGCCGCTGTACGTCATTGATGAGTGCCATGTCTCTCTGCCCAAGCTCGGCACCAGTGCGGCCGTGGTCGAGTGGTTCAAGTTGCACCGGCATTTCAATGTCGACGTGGTGCTGCTCACGCAAAGCTTTCGCGACATCAATCAGCCCATCGCGCTTCTTCTTGCCACCCTCATCAAGTGTCGTAAGGCGGACATCCTTGGCAAGGCAGATCACTACATTCGTAAGGTACATGCCGGCTACCGTGGTGCCGTAATTCAGACCGGCCAGCGCGTCTACAAAAAACAGTATTTCGGCTTGTACAAGAGCCACACGCAAGGGGTCAGTCTCTCCGAAGAAGAAGCCCGCGATGTGAGCCCGATGATTGTCAAGTTCAATCGGGTCAAGTGGACCGTGGTGGTCTTTGCTGTGATCTTCATGACCTGGGCGTTCTGGCCGAAGAAGGATATCAACGTTTTTGGTTTAAAAACCAAGCTGCCATCACCGTCAGCAGTAGCGCCAGCACCTCGGCCCGTACCCATGGCATCGGCTCCGGTTCAACCTGCATCTGTGGCCATGCCGGCAGCATCTGCGCCAGAGCGGCCCGCATCTGATGCAGGTAAGCGATCAGGTGATTTCGGCCCATTGGCTGGCAAGCAGATCAGCATCATGGGTATGTTGTCGAGTGGTAACGCCTCGGTCACGATTTTTGTTGTGAGTGATGGTGGTCGGCGTATGTTTGACGTGACGAGTGACGAGCTCGAGCGCGCTGGTTACTCGTTTGAGCTTTTCGGCTATTGCTTCGGTTGGCTCAAGTTTGATGACAGCCGCGTTAAGCATGCCGTGACCTGTGATGCGCCTGAGCTTGGCCAAGGTACGCAGGACCGGCCCATTGTTTATGACTCTGCCGCTGGTCGCTGGTCGAACGATACGGCCCGCCGTGCGCGCTATGGGGCCGCTGGCGCTTCCGATGTGGATGTGCCGGACCTACCCCCTGCCCAGGTTTCGCAATCGGTTCCTGTGCCATCTGAGCCGCCTTCTATTCATCATCTTCGCGCACCTACCGGGGTGCGTCCGCCTACTGGTGTTCGTCCGCAAACGCCGATCCGTTAGATTTTTTATGGGGCCATGTGGCCCTTTTTTATTGCTACAAAATTAGGATCGAATAGTGAAAGTTGGATATGCCCGTGTCAGTACACAAGATCAGGATACCGCGCTTCAGCTTGATGCTTTGAGCAAGGCTGGTGTTGAGGTCGTTTATCAAGAAAAGGCTAGTGGCGCATCGCGTCAAGGTCGGCAGGAGCTTGCGCGTTGTCTTGCTTCGCTGCAATCAGGGGATGTGTTGGTCGTTTATAAGATCGACCGTATTGCGCGTAGCCTTTTTGATCTCTTGGACATTTTGCGCCAGTTGGAACGCGTTGGTGCAACGATCAAGAGTGTGACCGAGCCGCTCGATACCACGAACAGCATGGGCGTGTTCGTCGTTCAGATCCTTGGCGCCGTGGCTCAGCTTGAACGTTCGATGATCAGGGAGAGATCTATTGCGGGGCAGTATGCCGCAAGGTTGAGAGGGCGTCTGCCTGGACGCGAGCGGGGCATGTCGCCTGCTGATGAAGCGGCTTTAGTTGCTGAGTATTTGCAAGGTAGTACCACGTACAAGGCTCTTGCTCAGAAGTATGCTGTCTCTGAGTCCGTGGCGAAGCGTGCGGTCTATCGTGTTTCGAAGGCGCCCGATTACCTGAAGCGCGTCAAGGCGTAGTCGTTTTGATGTCGGAAATCGAGGGTTCGAATCCTTCCGTCTCCGCCAGGCCTGATCAGGAAATGCCGCCAGCATAGCTTTGAAGCTGCTGGCGGCTTTTTTTTCGTCCTCGCTTTCTGATGCCTACAAGTCTTCGGCCATTGCGGCCATGAAGGCGTGAGCAGGATCCTCGCCCAGGGTGCAGGTAGTATTTCCGGTAGCGCTCTCAAGCGGCGCTGGTGGTGCCGGCATTTTTAAGGGGGTAGAGCATGACCAAGCTGGGCCCGCTAATAAAGGGTTTCCGGCCATCATGAGAATGACTTCGTTGCCGGTGGGCGCTACGGCAGCGCGCGCGGGCCGAGGAATTGGACGTGCACGTTATCCGTGTCGAAGATTTCCGCGCGCTGC